GGTCAGGCAATACCATTTTTAGCATGGTGCAGACATTATCAAGAGAGAACAATCTGAATAACATCAATCACTTTGACTTAGTTGTGGTTGATGAAAGTCATCATGCAGTAGCTGATACTTATATGCGTATCATTGATAAGGTCAGACAAGCGAACAATTCCGTAGAGATCGTAGGTTTTACTGCGACACCTAATCGTGGAGATAGAAAAGGTCTAAACAAAGTATTTACTAATTGCTCACATCAGATTGAGATTAGCACTTTGATTAGAGAGGGATTTTTGGTGCCGCCAAAAACATTTGTCATTGATGTAGGCGTACAGAAAGATTTAGCGAATGTTCGCAAAACAGTAACAGACTTCGATATGTCAGAAGTCGAAAGAATTATGAACAAAAGAGCTATCAACAAACGAATTGTTGAGGAGTGGCAAGATAAAGCTGGTCAAAGAAAAACTGTAGTTTTTTGTAGCACCATAGTTCATGCACAAGATGTATGTGATGAGTTTAGAAGGGCTAACATTAGAGCAGAAATAGTTACTGGCGACACACCATCTCAAGAAAGAATGCAGATACTTAAAGACTTAGAGCGTGGAGATGTCCAAGTTGTTGTTAATGTAGCAGTTCTTACTGAGGGTTTTGATGCACCACCAATTAGTTGCATTGTATTAACAAGACCATGCTCATACAAATCTACAATGGTGCAGATGATTGGTCGTGGATTGCGAACTATTAGCCAAGAGGAATATCCAGGACTTATTAAGAAAGATTGTGTTGTGTTAGATTTTGGCACCAGTGTTTTGACACATGGCTCATTAGATGAGGGTGTTGATTTAGATGGAGATCAACAAACGAAACAAGGAGCAACGCCGCTAAAAGTATGTCCTGAGTGTCAATCAGAGATACCATTATCAAGTCGTGAGTGTCCTATTTGTGGCCATGAGTTTGGTGCTGATAATAAAGAAGCACTTGAAAACTTTACTATGACAGAGGTAGATTTAATAGACAGATCTCCATTTAGATGGTTAGATCTTTTTGAGAATGGTAGATGTATGATGGCAAGTGGATTTAATGGTTTTGGCCTGGTCGCACATTTAGACAGTATATCTGTATGCGTTGTAAAGCGTGATAGAGGTAGGTTGCGAATCATTAGTGTTGGCACAAAGGAACAAGCAATTGCAGCCGCTGACGACTTTCTAAGAGGCATTGAAGATAGTGATGGTGCAAGGAAAGGTAAAAGATGGCTGAATCAAGCGGTTACGTTTAAACAAAAAGATGCTCTAGCACGACATAATGTGTTTATTAGACCTATGGATTTTAGTTGGAATAAGTACAAAGCTGCTTGTTGGTTAAATTATTTGTGGAATAAAAAAGAAATTGATGACAAAATTTTAAGTTATTACGAAGGAGATAATAATGCAGCGTAGTGAAGCGTTAAAAAAAGTTGACTTAATTATAAACGGACCTAGAGCAAAAGCACATGGTGATGCTACAGAAACTCACACAAATATAGCGGCAATATGGAATATATTATTAAGAAAAAAGTTAAAAGAACCGCTTGATATTCATGATGTATATAGAGCTATGATTGGTGTTAAGCAAATTAGAAACAGTCAAAATCCAAAAGTTGAGGATAATATGATCGATATTATTGGATATGCGGCATTAGCAATTGAGGCAAAAGATGGCAAGAATGTTAATTAAATACACAATGCAGGAAGAAAATTCTGCTGGTGTAGAAAAAACAAAAGAGGGTGGTTTGTATTTACCATTTTCTTTTGCACAGTCACCTGATCAAATTAGCGATAAAATAGGTGATACTTTGTTTGATGTAATTAAAAAAAACAAAAACATGGTTTTGTACTTGAGCTTTTCTGCTTTCTTTGAAGGTCATGAAGTGCTGCAGGGACATTTTAGTAGCGAACAATTAGTAGGAGAAGGTAGATGGATAAGCCCAGGATCGGAGACGATGCACTAACAAACTTAGGTAAATTATTTAACATATTTGGTTGGAATAAAAAACTAAATGAGATAACAGAAGATGAAATACTAGCAGCAATACTTATAATACAATTTTCAATGAAGGTAGATCAAGATGACAAACACGACAGACAAAAGCTCAATGGGTTACTTCTTAAATATGTCGGCGACTATGAAGAGCGAGAAGACACCATTACAGAAGATGACATCCCTTTTTGAGGATGTCATCGACAACAAGCTTGTAGAGAGCAATAAAAAGCAACCTAAACGAGATTATTTAGGTAGTTCTGTTTTGGGCGATAAATGTTCCAGAAAAATTCAGTATATGTTTTTAGGCACCGAGCCAGATCCTGGAAAAGATTTTGATGCAAGAACTTATCGTATATTTCAGTTTGGTCATGAAATTGAAGATAGTATGGCTGGTTGGATTAGAAACGCTGGTTTCGATTTGCGAACAATGGATTCTAATGGCAAACAATATGGCTTTGCAATAGCAGAAGAAAAGATAAAAGGTCACATTGATGGTGTAATTTGTAGCGGTCCACTTGACGTTAAATATCCTATGTTATGGGAATGTAAAACCGCAAACGAAAAAAAGTTTAGAGATTTCAAAATGAAAGGTATAAAGGCTAATCATACTTATGAAGTTCAAGTTGCCTTATATCAAGCTTACATGGAGCTGACTGATAATCCGTGTTTGTTCACAGTTATAAATAAAAATACAAGTGAAATATATTATGAACTGGTGCCGTTCAATCAAGAGCTTGCTCAATACGCTAGTGATAAAGCAGTTGATATACTTAAAGCAGTTGAGCAAGATGTAATGCTGCCTAGGATTGCGTTCAATAAAGATATGTTTGATTGTAGGTTTTGTCAGTTTACAGAAACTTGTTGGGGTGCAAGTTGATGGCGGCACGGAAGGTAGCAAGGTGCCACCATCAAGGGAGATGGTAATGAACATAGTAAATTTTGGCAATAAAAAACAGCCTATGTCTAGTCGAGAACTAGTAGATTTAATTAGTGAAAGAGTGCCTGCTCAAAAGCAAATAGATATTTTAAGAGACACTTATCCTAATGGTGTCATGAGAGGTAATCTATTTACTATTGGATCATTACATGGAGAGCCAGGTAAATCTCTTAAAATAGACATAAATCCGAGGTCTCCATATTTTATGAAAGGTCAAGACTTTAACGGATCTGATGGTGTCGGTGGCATTGTTAAGATTATGATGGAAGGTAGGGGGATGAAACTTTCAGAGATAAAAGAATATTTTGAGGACTATGTATCGGACACAAGACCAGTTGATGAAAGTTTGCAGCCAGTAATCAATACAGAATTAAAAGAACAAATAAATATTAATACGCCTTTTGATAGCGAACATAGATATTTAAATGCACATGGCGAGATATTATGTCTTGTTCGCAGATACAATACTGTTGATCAAGAAGGTAATCCTGTGTTAGATGGACATGGTAAACCTAAAAAAGAATTTAGACAGTTTACTGGTCAAAGCACATATCCAAGAATGCCTGATGTTAGGCCCCTGTATAACATACCGAATATTCTTGCTTCAGATAAAATTATTTGGGTCGAGGGCGAAAAGTGTGCTGATGCACTTAATGACTTAGGATATACTGCAACTTGTACTATGGGTGGTGCTGGTATGCTTTCAAGAAAGTCAGCAAACTTATTTGACTTTTCGCCATTACAAGACAAAGAGCTTATCATATGGCCAGACAATGATTCAGCGGGCAAAAAGGTAGCTGAACTTGTCCAGGACTTAGCTATGAATGCAAATGCTAAGTCAGTTACTATGCTTACACCGCCAAGAGGTAAGCCAGAGAGATGGGATGTCGTTGATGCTATAGCCGAACAATTTAATATTAACGAGTTTCTTAATACAAATATTAAGCAAGTTAAAAAGAATATTAACCTTTTAGATGAGTCTTTACTTGTAAATAGATTTGTCGGACAAGCACCCGAGCAAAAGTTTTTGATAGGTGAAACATTACCGCTTGGTGTTCCTATTATATTTTCAGCGGCTGGTGATGCTGGTAAAGGTATGATGACTTTAGACCTGGCAATGAAAGTATCAAGCGGTCAGTCAATGTCCACTGCTTTTGGTGGCTTAATTAACGAATATGGTAATACAATTATATTTACTGCTGAAGATGACGAAGATGAAATGCACCGAAGAGTTGAAAGACTTGACATTGACAATCATAGAAATAATTTTGAACACGAACTAAGAATTGTAAGCTTACCTAATGTCGGTGGTGTGTTTCCGATCATGCAAGAAACACACGAAGGCTACAGGACTAGTGATGAGTTTGATAAACTTTACGAACAAATAAAGCAAATGACTAATTTAAAGCTGATTGTGTTTGATCCGTTGGCATCATTTGTTCATGCTGATGTTAATGCAGATCCTGCAGCGGGTGCAGCCCTTACTGGATTACTTGCACAAATAGCCACAGAAACTGGTGCATCTGTAATTATGTGTCATCATATGACAAAGATTAAAGAAGATTTAGTTGTTAGTTCGCCAGAACAAGCAAGAAATATGATTAGAGGTACGTCAGCTTTGGTTGATGGTGTGCGTTGTGCTTTTGCATTATGGCAAGTTGATGAAGCTACAGGTCGTAGACGTTGCCAGGATTTAGGTATTGATTATCAAAGAAATAGGTGCTTTGATGGTGCAGTTGTAAAGTCTAATGGTCCAGCAAACAGAGCTATTAGACACTTTATAAGAGATATGCACAGTGGTTTGTTAGTAGACAGAAGTGATGACATTCAAAGATTACATAGCGGAACTAATAGAGAGATTAAGAAAACTGCATTGTATAACTGGATTATTAATTGTGAGGAGCAAGGTAGAGCTATGACGCAACAATCAGGTGCAGACGCTTTACTTCAACGAATGATGAGTGATGCTGATGCTCCTAAAGTTTTAAACAATAGCACACAAAGAATATTAGACGGATTAGTAAGGGATCTAATTCAAGAAGGTATGATAGCCAAGTATTCGTTCAGCGTAAGCGGTGGCAGAAAATGGCTCGGTGCTTGCGATGGTCCGATGAGTCGAGGTGAGTATGAGGCTTCAACAGCGAGAGATAATGTATAAGCTTCCAGACAACAATGCTGTTATTTCATTTAGTGGTGGGCGAACAAGTGCCTTTATGCTTAAACAAATTATTGATTACAACAACGGATTACCAGATAATGTACAGGTTTGTTTTGCAAACACAGGCAGAGAAATGCCTGAAACGCTGCAGTTTGTGAATGATTGTTCGGTTTACTGGGGCGTGCAGGTTACCTGGTTGGAATATGATTTAAGCGAACAAAATAAGCATATCTTCAAAATTGTTACACATAATTCAGCTAGTCGTAATGGAGAACCATTCGATAAGCTTATAAATAAACACAAAAGATTACCTAATCCGCTGCAAAGATTTTGCACAGGAACTTTAAAAAGAGACACGATTGCTAAGTATCTTAGAAGCCTGGGCTGGAAAAAGTGGCACAATATTATGGGTATTCGTTCTGATGAAAAGCATAGAGCTAAGTTAGGATTTAGGCATGGGAGTTACTCACACTATCCTATGGTTGATGCTAATCATTCTATAATTGATGTGAATAACTTTTGGGAGCAACAATCCTTTAAACTAAATCTTCCTATTGTCCAGGGCAAAACTATTAAAGGTAATTGTGATCTATGCTTTCTTAAATCAGAATCACAAATAGCTTCAATGATACGAGATCACCCCGAGCTTGCACAATGGTGGATTGATGCAGAAGAAAGGACAGGTAAAAATTTTGAAAGAAGAAGGCCACTAAAACAATTTGCAAATTTTGTAAATGCACAGCAAGATTGGATATTTAATAATGAATCTTATTTGTGTCAAAAAGATGGGGGAGAGTGTACAGGATGAAAAAATATGATAGATGTTGCGAGTGTGATAAATTACTACCTATTATAAAAACAAAAAGAAAATATGGCACGCTTTGTAAAAGTTGTGTAAAAGCAAAATTACTTACGATGCACAACAACAAATCAGATTTTAAACCTTTACCTGATGTAGAAATTGAGGAAAGATTTGAGGATGACCCTAGAGCACTTAAAGAAATCGAATATGGGCGTGTAACAAGAAATCATACACATATCTTCTCCAGAACTATTTTAGATGATATAGGTTGACACATAGGCATTCTAGGCCTATATATATAATATAAAGAAAATGGTGTTTCATTGCACCATTCCTTTTGTTTTAAAATGTTTGTGAAAAAGGCCCAGAGAAATCTGGGTCTTTTTTTGTTTGACATTTGGCATTGACTTCCTATATAACTATCTTATACTAGCATATAAAGGAGATATTATGTCAGAACAAACATTTGATAAACCGATGATGGCAAGCGAGATTATTGCTGCATTGTCTAATCCTAAAAAGAATTTAGTAAATTTTCAGAATCATAAATATGCACATGGAACAGCTCAAAAGGTGCGTGTTGATTTAGTTCAATCTAAAAAATTTGTTATTGATGATTCTTTGTTATACAACCTGGTGCAAGCATCAATGGTTAAGCCAAAAGCTTTTATGAAGGCCATCGAAATTGCAAAGCCACCATTTACTAATATGTTTATTGAATTTAATGAAATGGCTTTGTTTAAAGCGTATAAAAAGTTTTTTGCCACTAGATATCCAGCTTTAGTTCCTTTTATTAATCAAAGAATGGTTGATTTATTTCAAAGTAAAAGAAAAGGTTATCATTTATTTGAAGATGATGAGGGAACGCATTTTATTCCTTGGACTCAAATTACTGACGATGCGGTTGAGCATATGCTTCAAACTCGTTTTAAAAATGAGAGTTTACCAAGGGTTGACAAAAATAAGTTTGGTAAATGGTGTGTATCGCCTTTTTCTTTTAAAATTGCAAATTTATCAGATAGTGAGCTTAATTTTAATCAAAGAGTTGAAGAAATTAGAAATAGCACAGATAAGTTTACTGCCACTTACAAATATAGATTTGATCAAGGTCACGTAGATGGTAAAGATCAAATTACCTGGCCAGGCATTTCTTTTTTCGGTGAGGATTATTTTCATTATTATAGTGAACGTTTCGCACAAGGTGTTGAAAGAAGAGCTAAAGAGATTAGTGCTATTTACAAAATGAATGGCGGGAAAGACTTTGTTTATGGTCAAAATGCTTTAACTGGAAAAGGTTTTAATCGTAGTGCTTGTCATAGGGTTGCAGCACAAGGAGATTTTGCATCGATTTGTTCAAAATTGATTTGGGCAGAGAGTTATGCTTTGCAATGGATGACACCTGAAAAAAATATTAAAGATAAAATTAGATTGGATAGTAAAACTGAAATGCAACTTATGGATATTTCTTATTCATTTATTAGAGGGCAAGCCAAGTTTTTAGTAGCTGCATTGGCAATGTTTAATTTTGATCATGTAATTTTTAAGAAAAAACAAAGAGAAACAAAAAAGATTAAACATATTTCTCGGGGTCAAGCAATTCCATTTAATGAGTATTCTTTAATGACTATTGAGTTACCAAAGCCAAGGGGTGTTAAGAGGTATGAGCGTGAATTTACAGGTCACGGCACGCCTAAATGTGAACATTGGCGTTGTGGTCATTGGAGAAGATTTCGGGATAGGTTTGGTAATGTTACCAGGCGTATCTGGATTAACGCTAAAAAGGTCGGTAACAAGGCCTATGGCACAAAACAAACTGAATACAAACTTAATAAAGCACAAGGAGAATAATTATGACTGCTTATCAAAACAATCTTTTAATTGAAGTCGAAGAATATTTCGGTAGTCTATTAACTGATGAAGGTAAAACGAACAAACAAGCGTTGATCCTGGTCAAAGAAAAATTTGGCGAACATGGTCACGAATATGTTAGTGATCTAATTAAACAAGAAGAAAAATTAGATAATGGAGATTACTATTATGAATACTAAATATTTAAAATTGCACATTCATAAAACAACAATTCACAAAAAGCCGAGCTTGTTTGTTCGGTATTATAGGAAGTTTGTCGAATGGTTAAAATGTTTTTAATTATTTGTGTTGTTTGGATTGAAGGTCCAAGACATAGCGGTGGTTTAACTAACTGCATGATGCACATTAGCAAGGTTGAATACCGAACAATTGAAGAATGCAGGGCAGATCTTAAAAATAGTAAAAGATTAGTCATTGGTCGCTTGCGAGATGAGTTTGGCGATAGACCAGATGATTATAATGTTCAAGCCAGTTGTTTAAAAGCTGCATAAAGCACTTGACATATAGGTAATGATTGCTTATATATGCAGAATAACATTTAACAAAAGGAGAATATGTTATGGAAAATAGAAACTATTCAGAAAACTATCACACTGATCCAAAGGTCACGCATCCAGATATTAATCTTGATGTCCCTATTCCGCATGAATGGGAGTCAATTTCTTATAGCAATGATGTATGTCCTAGTTTCAAAGTAAAAGATTTACAGATCTTTGTCATGGATGATGAAACCCGTGATGAGGAAGAACTAGATCATAAATTTACAATTATTACTGAAGAAGAATATGGTGAAGGTAACGAACCTTTCTTAAATACTAATGATTGGAATGAGGTTCTTACATTTGTAAAGAAACATAAACCGAGGAACGTGTAATGTATTATGGTGCTTATGGTGCCAATCTAAATAAAGACAATATGGCAGTGCGTTGCCCCAAAGCCCAACCCATGATTAGCTTCATGCTCGAGGGCTTTAAGCTTGTCTTTAATGGTGTTGCAGACATTGTTAAGGACAAAGACGCACAAGTGCCTATTGGCTTATGGAAAATCACCAAAGAATGTGAGAAAGCCCTAGATAGATTTGAGGGCTATCCATACTTGTATAAGAAGATTAGGGTCGATTTAGATATTCCAGGTGTTAATGGTAAAGTAATGATTTACGTCATGCGTAATAAAGGTGTGGCATTGCCCGCCGCTCATTATTTTAACACTATCGCCCAGGGTTATGAAGATTTTGGCCTTGATACTGATTATCTTAATTGGGCGGTGCATGAGGCCGACCAAATGCAAAAAAATAAATTAGATGTATTTAGAAAGGTAGGTAGCTGATGTCTAAATTAAAAGTAGGCCAAAAATTAGCTGATAATATTGTCGCTTTGCCACAAAATGTTGGTTTGGCTTCAGATCAAAAGTTTATGCT